GGACCATTAGCCTTAATAAGATTTACAGGCTTTGATTCGTTCAAGCCTTTAGCCATTAGTTCAAATTCATCTAAAACTACCTTGCAAAGTTTGTTGAACTTCTTAACCGACATCTTGTTAACTTCAAACTCCGTTTTGCCTGTTAGAATCATAACAAAGAAGATTGACTTCTCCAGTTCATCAATTGACATTTTGTTTACTTCAATAATGTCTTGAAATTGCTTAATGGTTAACTTCATAATATATGATATAAAAATTGGTGGCTATTTAGATGTTAATTTTAAATATATCTATAAACTCCTGTCAGTTTGTTTTCGTTCTTGCATTTGATTGCTAAAGCCAAAGCGTTAACGCAGTCATCGTGGTAACCTGAAGGAGCATTATATCTAACACCTGTAGAAGTGTACTGATACTCAAAGATTTCTAATTCATTTTTAATTTCACCTTCAGGAAATCCTATTTCTTGTGAATGTATTTTAGATGCAAGGAGTTCCATTAACTGCTGCTTTGAATGTGCAGTATATTTGAATCCTGTCATTGAATTAAAATGCTTCTGAAGGTCTTCAGTAATCGCATCACCTACTCCTGTGCTATCAATATAAACAGGTTTACTTCTATCTATTGAAAGAATGGTTTCCCTTGTCTGCTTCCAATCCTTTTGGAAACGATTAAAGTAAGCTACGCTTCCGTTCTTGTCAAGTCCTATGATAACTGAATAGTCAAAGGATTTAGCCAGGTCTATGCCGTAATAAGAAGGTTCTAAAGTAGATAAAGGCTTAACGCATAAGTTTATTTGTTGGCTTCCGAAAGGATTTGCTGCATTCTCCATTGGATTAGCCATATACTCTTGCTCAAATACTGCTTCAGGTAATTGCCTTCTTGCGTCATCTATTTCGTTCTTGTCAATGTAAGGATTATCGTAAGTGCTGAACTTGAAGGATTCCCATTCGTTGCTATTATTCATAAATAGCGAATAGAAATAGTTCTTGCCTTTAGGAGTTGAAACGAATAGTGCCTTTCCTTTGTAATCGGTAAGTGTAGGTCTTATTGAGTTTAGCCAACCATCTTCCAGGTTAGGAATGAATGAAGCCTCATCTATAACTACAAAGTGGAATTTACGACCTCTTAAATTATCTAATCTTTCGCCTGTAAAGAACTCAACCGAACCACCATTTGGGAATGTCATAATAAGGTCGGACTTGTTGCTCTCAAAAGGAACAACTTGGCAAAGTTTCTCAAAGAAGGTTTTAGCGAGTTTGTAGGTAGGAGTTATGTAAGCTACGTTCTTACCCATCAAGCCGTTAGTTATGATTTCTATTTGGCTTAATTCGGATTTTCCGAACCTTCGCCCACACATAACAACTCTGAATCTCGCTGAACTATCAAGGATTCTTTGTTGGTTAATGTGTGGTTCAGAAAGTTCTATTCTCAAGGGTTAGTATTTTAGTATGACTACCACCCACTTGTTCCAAACCAATCTTTATCTGATTTATATTTTCTCCATTGATAAAGCGGGTCATCATTTTTTTCTTCATTTTCCCATTTGTGAATCCAAACTGACCAAACATTATTATTTTCAATCAATTTGTTTCCAATTTTTTTGGCTTGTTTTTCTGTTTTAGCATTATCCCAAATTATTGTACCACCTGAAACTTTTTCTCCACTTGATTCAATAATAAGTTCTGCTGCTTCAATAGTGAAATGCATTGTTTTTGTTTTAGTGTTTCAATTAGATTTTGTCTTACAAAGATACAAAATTATTTTGAAACAAAAAAATTTATTTTTGAACTCAACATTGAAATAGTATAGGTGGGTTGCTTTTCATTCACCCATTCAGCTATAACGATAGCCGTTCTTTCATTGAATTAACCTATCCTAATTCATCTTCGCTTTCAGGTCCGTCTGAAGGATTCCACATTATAAAATTGTTTTGCCTTTAACAAATACTACTTCTATCTTATTATCAGTTGTAACGTGAGCCGTTTCTTTTGGCTTTCCGTAAACCCTTGTTAGCAAAGTATCAATAGAATACAAAGAACCTTTTTCAAGGCTTTTACGCATAGCATTTGCTATTGTCTTTTCAAGGATAGTAGCTTTAGGATTATCATAAACTTCTTTTAATTCCTGTAAATCCATTGACATCATTACCTGAATAGTATCGTTTATTTCCGATAGCTTGTAACCGCTTTCCTTTAAAAGCGTAACATATTTTTTTGGTCTGCCATTAGGATTCCCTGTTTCTCCTTTCTTGTATGGTATCAAATGTTCTTTGCTCATTTTGTTCTGTTATTGTTCTGTTATCTTATAAGGTAACCCATTCCTTTTAACTTCTAAAGTTGGGTCAAGTTTAAGCATTCTATCAACTATTACTTGACAATATTTCGGGTCTAATTCCATTCCGTAACATTTGCGTTTAAGTTGATGGGAAGCAACCATTGTTGAACCTGAACCTAAAAAGAAATCAAAAACTAAACTTTCTTTATTAGAACTTATTTGCATTTCATTTGAAATTAATTCTATAGGTTTCATTGTAGGATGTAAACCTGTTTCCCTTCCAAATTCTAAACATCTTGAATAATTAACATCTTTTAGTCCATTGTTCCAAATTGCTGATTTTCTAAATAAAAGTAAATATTCAATATCAGGTCTATGTGAATCACCAATAGGAATAGCATTTGGCTTTTTCCAAATTAAAACATTAAAAGAATAACCGCTATCTCTTGCCCAAACTAAATAATCAGGTAATAATTCTTTATTACAAAATATATAAGCATTGAGTTTGTTCTTTTCAAATATTAATGGAAGAACTTGTAAAAATTCAGTTGGTTCAAAATTTGCTATAAATTCTATACTTGCTCCTTGTTTTTTTAATCCTTGACCTATACTTCCATTACATCCACCTTCAGTTTCAATTTTATATGGCGGATCGGTAAATACCATATCAGCCTTTTCTCCATTCATTAGCTTTGCCACTTGGTCGCTATCCGTACTATCACCACAAAGCAACCTATGTTCACCTATTTCAAATAAATCACCTAAAACAATATCAGTTTTTATTTCATTAGGAACTTCAAAGTCATCTTCTTCTGCTTCAAGTTCTTTAACTGCAAAATCAGGAATATCTAAACCCCATTCTTCTAACTTTTCTACATCCCAATTATTAGCCAGGTCATCCCAATCCCATTCACCGAATCCAACATTATCTTTAATAATAAATTCCTTAAGTTCTTCTTCAGTAAAATCTTTAGCCTGTTTAACCCAAGTTTCAGGAATTTCTTTATAACCTAATTCATTCAATGCCTTTAGTCGCATATTCCCACCCTGAACAATAAAGTTTTCATCTACAACAATAGGTCTTAACTCCATCATTTTAGGAAGTGCCTTGATTGATTCGCAAAGTTTCTTGAACTTTTCATCCTTTATAATTCTTGGATTATTAGGATTGCTTTTGATTTGGTTTAGTTTCATTTAAATGTTTTAAAAAGTTCTGCATTAATTACTGATTCATCAATATACCAATCTTCAAATGGACCGAAGCCACAAAGAACATCGGCACAAATAAGTTTGTAACCTTCGCTTTGTAGAAGTTGCCTACTCGGTTGAACAAATCTATTATCTGCGTAGGCATCCGTTTCGTATGTTATTATTGAGAATCTTGTCTTGCTTTTAAGTACCTGAAGAAGTGCTTTGAAACTTACTTCTGAAGGGTCAACATCTATTTGAAGGTAATCTATTCGTTCCTTTTGTGGATAATTAAAGGTTAAAGCATCTGCAATAATTAAAGGATTCTTTCGTTTCTCTTGCCATATTTGTTTGCAGGAATCATCTATGTCTATACTTAACCCTGTCCATCCGTGCTGCTCTAAAAGGAAAGTATTATTTATGTCTATAGGATGCGAAGCACCTACTTCTAAATATTCCCCTACTTTGCCGTTCATCATATGAAGAACAAAATCATCCTGTCTTGCTTGGCTATACATTTATTATAGTTTCTCTTGGTTCAAATAATGAAGAACAGGTATGTCCAGGTGCTTGTTCTAATCTATAAGTTAATCCTAAACCCATTGCTATAGTAGACCAACAAGAATAGCAACCTGAAAACATTACTGCGTTCTTTATGAAGTAAGCACCTTCAAGGAAATCTAAATCTACAAAGTTTATATCAGTTCCGAAAGTACTATTAAATAACTGCCATTCCTTAAAGTAACCTAAAAAGTAAACTTCATCCGAAATTGTTTTAAGATATTCAACTTCGTTTGCCCAATTGAAATTAGGGTCTGCGTAGTTTGTTGTTCGGTTAATTACTGAATATTTTTTAGTAGGGAATAGTTCAAAGTTAGGTTCAGGTAAAGTTAACCACCCTTCTTTCCAAGTTGGGTCAATAGGTATATTCTGACCTCTAAAGTGTGCTTCAACTAAATTGTTATTGTGTGAAGCGTAATCTCTAAATCGGTTAAGGTCATATCCAGGACTCCAACCATCCCTAATTTCTACTTCAGTTATGTAAGGCTGAACTTCAATCAATTTCTTAATAGATTCAGACCTTTGCTTGTCAAAGTTGGTGATGTATAACTTACCGCCACCCATTGCTTTGATGGTAGGTAGTGAAAAGATTATATCCCCTGTTGCTCCTGAATGAAAAAATTCGCTCATTATATTTGTTTTTCGTACCAAGTATAAACTCTAACTAAAAATTCAGCTACACAAACAGGACAAGTTCTTTGGTAGTGATAATGTGGAAACTCTACCTTATAAGCGTTTAGGATTTCCTCTTGAACGTGATGCCAAAAATTAACCACTTCGCCTGTTCTCATATAAAAATCATAGTAGTGCTTATGCTTTGATAAGGTTATCAAATGCGGCTTTTCTTCCTTCGTTGACGTGGATAAGGTTGTACTTTGACTTTGCCCATTCGTGGATTTTCTCGCCATAATCTAATCGTTTATTCGGATTCAAAATTAAATCTTTTAAATGTATGTACCAATCCTTTTGGCTATTCACCCAAAAAACAGGTGCATCTTTATCCCTTGAATAAGGTTCTACATTACTAACTATTACAGGGACTTTCTTTGCTGCTGCTTCTAATAGTTTAAGGTTTGACTTGCAGGAATGCCATTCTGAATTTTCTAAAGGAACAAGCATAATATCTGCGTATTCATATAATCCCATATAATTTATAGGTTCAAGTCCACCTAATTTAGTCCAAGGCAGTTGACCATTGCAAGTAAATGAGTTGAACATCTTATCCCAAATATATTTAGAATAAGGGTCTGAATCAGTATAGCCACCTAAAACCATTTTAATTTTGTCGCTGAATGGTTTCAATCTTTGCAAGGGATATTTAAGGATGTCTAAATCGTGTTGATGCGTACATCCACCTGCCCAAAATATTCTTACCCTTTCATCTTCTTTTTTCGCATCCGTGAATTGGTGATGTCCGTAAGGTAAAGCGTTAGGAATAACCAAGACATTTTTATTGAACGGATAAATCTTTTCTGCAAGTTTTTCATTGGTGCAAGTTATTAAGTGTGCTTCTCTTAAGTTATTTTCTATTATAGGTTTCTTTTCAAGATAGGATTCATAGTTCATATGGTTAGGTGGAAGAACCCAATCGTCATCCATATCCATAACTATTTTTACATTCATTTGCTTTTTGACTTCAACCCAATCAGCGTCTAAAGCAGAAAGCCTGTTATAGAAAATAATATCCCATCCTTGCTCTAAAATCTCATAGGTTGGAATATCAGTAACCATTCCTTTGATTTCATTCATATAAGCCAAAGGAAGCGTAACCCTGTGGAAAGTACATCCTGACATTCTACCACCTAATCCTAATATTTTCATAAGTGTATTGTTTACTCTTGTTTAATTAACGAAGGTAAATTTTGAACTCATCGCATCCTTCCATTGCAGTTACTATCATTCCTTTGTAATCTATTACTACTGAATCAGGAACTCCAAGTTCTTCAGATAGTTTTATTACATTAGCTTCAGACATTATAAATTCAGTATTATCTGAACCTTCAAATTCAATAAGCATCTTATCCAGGATGTCAGTTATTTTAAACATTGTCTTTGTTTTAATTGTTCTCTATTTCAAAAGTTTTTCACATATACTTTGATGCCTTTTCCAATACTGCTCTTTATTCCCTGTGTACCAACCTTCTCTTTCATTTTCCATCAGTAAGTAAATAAGATGATTTATTTCACCAATTGAAAAAGTTCGCTTATGGATAACCTTCTTTTCTTTATTTTTAGCTTTCTCCATTTCCCTTACTTTTTAATTGTTCACGATACCATTTAGCTCCTGATATAAATCCAAATCTTCCTGAATCAGTAATGAATCTTTCCCAAGCATCATTCTCTATTTCTTCATCTGATATTTCTATTTCTTTGTTGTGCATTTCTTTAGCTTTCTCTAATATACTATGCCATTCAAGTTTATCTTTTGAAGTTTCCCATAGTTCATTAAATAGAAATTCTATTGATGTCATTTTATTTGATTTTACTTCCGATGAATCCTGCACCGAAAATGATTGTTAAAAAATTTGATAATTCAGAAGGTAAGAAATACAAAGCAACTGCAGACCAAACCGACAAACAAGTTACGCAATCAAAAGGTTTTATTCTTTGGTGTGGCATCATTGAGAAACCTTTCTTTACTGCATTCGGAATACCTGCTATGTTCACAAAGTAATAACTAAATAAGAACGCTGCTAAAATGTTACTAATCATTGTTGATAGCTTTTTTTAATTGTTCTTTGCAATTCCTGACTACTGAATAAACGTGGTCTTTTGGTATATTGAAATACTTTGCAACCTCTACACAAGAATTAAGTTCAACATATTTATTAAAGATTATTGCTTCGTGTGCATCATTTGCTGACTTGTCTATTTTTTTAAGCAATATCTTTTTGGCTATGTTTGCTTCTTTTTCTCCAAGTGCTTTTCCTTGTTGGCTTTCCAGGTACTTAATTGCTTTGTCTAAATCATTTTTTTTGTACTTGTAGAAGAAAGGACTTGTAGAAGAAGTAGCCATTAACCACAATGTCTTGATTGAATAGGAAAGAAGTTCATTCTTGAAATTAAGGTTTACTATTTTCTTGCAGTCCATATTAAATAAAGTAAGTGCAAGTTCTTGTTTCAGGTCATCTCTTAAATCTTGGGGGTAAATTTTCTTTAGGATTTCATTAACCCTTTTACTTTGATAAATCTCTAAAATATATTTGTGGCAATTAGTCACCAAACAAAAATATTTATTTTATTTTGTATTTTAAAATTATGTCTTCAAGTTCTACCCTATCCCATTTCTTTACATTATTCCTGCTCTTACTTTCTAATTCATAAACTTTAGCATCTCCGTACCTTTCAACTAAACCAATCCTGTAATGAATCAAGTTTCCGTGAAGGAAGTTATTACATCTTAAGCATTGACCATTAACATTAGTTTCGTCAAAAGTTAGTAGTGAATAATGCCCTGAACTGAAATAATGCCCTGCGTGGTCTATTTTACCACCACACGAAATGCACCCTAAATCTTTATCCCTTTCACGAATCCATTTATTAAAAACTTCTTGTGCTTTCTTTTTAAGTTTAGGCAGGTCTATCTTTTTTGCTTTCATAAAATTTTTTAAAGGCTATTTTTTTGCTTAAATTCTGCAACCTGAACTTTTCTTCATCGGTTATTTCATTCCTTTTAACCATTTCAAAAAACATATTATTAGCCATAATGTCATCAATTCGGTTAGATTTGGCGGAGTTTGATAATTCTCTTTGCCTGTAAGTTTTCGCTTCATCATAAATCTTTAACTTTTCTTCTTTAGTCAAATTTATATACCCTAACTTTTCAGCATATTCATAAATAAAGATAGGTATTAAATTAATCTCTAAAGTATCTTTAGCAAGATATTCTTCTACGTCTTGTATCATTTCTTTTTGTGATATTTCTTGTGAAGGCATAGGAAGCGAAATTTGAGCTTTTGTTTCGTTTGTGTGTAATTCCCTTCTTAAAGTAAGATAAGGCTTTAAAACGTCATCTAAAGCCGTTAGGTTAAAGTTTTTACCCCAATCATTGATAGTAAAGTTTCTAAAAGCATATTCTATCTCATTTGTGTTTAGAAATGAATAAGATTCCTGAAGTTTTAAAGAAAGTTGTTCTGCGAAAATATCAAGCAAATTTTTGTCTAAAATGTTCCAACCTGTGATTACATTCATTTTTATGATTAGCGAATAAGCAGAAAGTTTGAGTTCTTCAGGTGTCATTTGCTTGAATGGAATTCCAGATTCTTTAGCCTTCATTATTGGAGCCATATAACTTGGCATAGAGTTCAGCACCTTTTGCTTGGATGTACTCAATTGATTCATTGGTAGTTTGTTGTCTTGTTTTATTAGATTTTGATTTTGATTCATTTTCGTTATAAATTTTAATAAAATTAGGGATTAAAGTTTTATAGTTTGTTATCGGTGAACCTTTCATAAACCAATCAACTGCACTATGCTTGTTGAAAAATGCTTCAGCCATTTCTTTATTCCCACCACAACTAATAAAATTCATTTGAACTTCTTCCAGGCTTGGAACTTTTGGTTTCCTAAACAAATTTGAATTTTTTAAAGAAATCGCACTACTAACTTCTCTTTCTTCTTTACTTTCTTTTTCTTCTAATTCTTCTTTATATATGTTCACCTGTTGTTCATCTGTTGTTCGTCTGTTGTTCACCTGTTGTTCATTTGCTGTGCATTGGCTGTTCATAGGCTGTTCAACTTCATCTAATTTACTTTGATAACTATCATAGTTACAAATAGTTACGACTGAATAATGGTTGTTCACTTCAATATCAATTTGCCCTAATTCTTGAAATTTAAGCAATGTTCTATAAATCAAACTACCATTAATTCCAAGTTCTTCTTCAGCCTTATTTCTACCAAATATCAATTGCCCTCTTTTAACCTCTATTGTTTTAAATCCTTTGCCTACATTTAAAGGAATAAATGCATTCTTGAAGTTAGCTTTAATCAATAACCAAATCCATATTTTAAGATGGTTAGGATTAGCGAAGCAGTAACTATAAAGTAAATCCCTGTCTAATTTAATGTAACTCATTTTCAATTTTTTTCTATTTTACTAACTAAATTATTCAATAAATAAATTAATAATTTAACATCATCAATATTTAAATTAACTGATAAAGATTCTTCAATATTGCAATTTTCTTCAGAAATTTTTTTAGTAATAAAAATATCTATTGAATTATCACATTTAATAACTTCTAAATAATCACAATCATCTTGTTCGCAAATAAATTTAATTTGTGCCATAAAAATAAAATAGCCCCACAGGGACAAGCTGCAGGGCGTTTATTTAGATTTCTCTAAAATAAATTTGTAAATGGCTTGTCCTTCATTTACAAATCGTTGAACAAATATAAACCAATTTTCAATAGGGAAAAAATCACTCGTAAAAATAAGTTGTACTTCCGTAGGTTTCCAGGAATACTTCCTTAATCTTAACTCTAAATTCAGGCTCAATCTCTATCAATTCACCAATTCTTTTAACGTGGTGCATAACTGAAGTATGGTCTTTGCCACCTAAAATATTTCCAATGTGCTTTAAGCCTAAACTTAAATATCTATCCTTTCTTAAAACATAGGCAGCTACCATTCTTGCTTCAGCTATTTTAGCAGTCCTTTTCTTACCTACTATTTCAGTTACAGGTATTTCAAAGAATTTAGAAATAGATTCTAATATTTCATTTGAATTTAAACGCTTACTAATAGGATTAATTTTAAAGTAGGAAGGATGCTCAACACACGGATTACAAACTTCTAATTTTGCTTCTAACATCTTGTTCTAATTTTTGTCTTTTATGATAGGATTTACCTCTTAATGATTCATCTTGTTCTTGAATCTTTTGCCTCATTCTACGGATTGATTCAGGATTGGTATATCTTCCCATACCAAATTCATATAAAAATTGTAATGCAGACATCTTTTCTAATTCAACAGGGCTTTTATTGGTTTCTTCCATCCAATAAACCATTATTAACATTTTATCTGAATCTCTTAAATTCTCCATTGAATATAAAAGATTTCTTACTTTGTCTTTAGTTGTTGTATTCATTGTTTCGTTTTGATGGCTTTTTACTTTGTCTTTAGTTGTTAAATTCATAAGATTTTTTTGTAGGCATTATCCAACAATCATAATCGTGAACGTTAAAGATTCCAGGTGCAAAGTATTTAGATTTTACTTTTATAATAATATCGCAAACGCTATTCGCTTTTAAGTTGAATCTTTTACCTATATCTTCATAGCTAACTCCTAAATCATAAAGTTCAACTATTGTTTTGTTGCGTTCTTTTATTTCCATTGTTGTGTTAATTTTTCTATTTCTTCGTGAGCAATCTTTTTGAACTTGGCTTTTACATAATAGTAACCTTGAACTTTCTTTTCTTCTTCAGGTTTCTTCAACCAAGGTTTAGGCTTAAATTCTTTTACTTCTTGATTTTGATTTTGTTGTTGTTGCATTGTTTTGTTTTTTGGTTATATAATCTATTGAAATTCCATCTTCTTTAATAAAAAACACTTGTCCATTTTCGTGAATGACTTTTAGCATCTCATTTAACCTGCCTATAATAGCTACTTTGTCACCTTGTTCTCCGTAAATGATTTTACTATAAGAACCGACAACATCATTTTTAAGATAATTCCATAGCATTTTTGTAAACGTTTAAATGGTAATGGCTATTAAATTTCATTATCTCTGCTGCAGGATGAAGTGCCTTTAATTTAGGAACATCTTTTTCTACATAAAAAATACTTTCAAACCTTAAAGATTGACTCGTGAAAGGTGTATCTCTTAATCTCATTGTTTGTGAGTTGTGCAAATTAATATAATTTAGGCACATTCCATTTTCTAATGCTAAATAAAGTTTCATAATTTTTTGATTTTTAGGATTATTAAAGGTGTCCATAAATGACCATTCTTGTAGAAGCGTTCCCAATACCAAACGTAGTTTTTAGTATTTTTAAATTTGTATGTACTCCAGGTTTTAAAGTTTAGCCAAATCATTTTATTTCAATTTTTGATTTAATTGTTTTTATATACGCTTCAGCAACATCAAATTCATCTCCGTAATAAATAAGCAATGAAAGTATAGTTCCTTCTATTTCTGCAGGAGTTGGTTTATAATCAAACCCTTTCCTATCTGCTATATCTCTTTTTGCCCAATTAATGCAGGATTGTTCTTGTGTTATTTCTTTCATTTTGCTAAAGTGATTTTATAGGTTGATGAACTTGTTTTACTCGGTGGGTATAGTTTTACTACTTCATCCTCAATTAAAACTTCTACACCTGCAGAAGGAATGTTTTTAAGATAGGCTTTTCTTTCATCAAGCATAGCCTTTGCACCTTCAAACTTTGCCGTTAATTGAGCAAATAAAGGGTCATTGCATTGGCTGAAATCGTACTTCGTTCCTGCTTCTGCAAGTTCAATCTTTGCACCTGAAGAATTAGTTATTTCTTTTCCGTTCTTGGCTACTTCTTCACGGACATAATCAGTAAAGGCTTTTGAACTTCTTACTTCTTCAATAAATTTCTCCATTATTGAAAGTGCTTCTGCTGCTTCCAGGATTCTGCCTGAATCCATTAGTTCGTTGATGGAGTTTTGTGCAATTATTTTGATTTGGTTCTTGGTTAGTCCTGCTGAAATTTGTGGTAACATAGATTTAGTTTTTAGATGTTAATAATTGTTCTACTTCTTTAGATACTTTGAAGGCTGCTTTTATTTTGGCCATTGTAGTTTCTCCTGCATCAAGTTTAGCCTTTGCTTTGTTGAACCATTCGCTGCCCTTATTCAACCATTGTTTAGTGTTATCTTCTGCTTCTTGTGGATTCTTACCACCAAAGGTAGCCGTGTTTCCGTCATCGTCTTCATCAATGTTTAACCCAAGAATAGAAGCTAAAGCATAACGGCGTTGATAGGTTATACAAGAACCCCTGCCTTGTGGGTCATCCTTAACAGGTCGCATCTGATATTCTGCAGAAATAAATTCCCCTGATTCGTGAAGCAAGATAGAAGTTAAACCATTCTCTCCTGAAGGAAATTGAGCAACTGATAAGCCTGATTCAATTAAAGGTTCGTTAATACCTTCCAGGATGTTAGGAAGTGAAGCGTAGGTAGATTTAAAGAAAGGATTCTTTGCATCCTTCTTAATGGTGTCCACTTTAACGTGGAATAGTACAAGTGCTTTTGCTAATTCGCTGATGTTGTTTGATTGTTGCATTGTTTTAAAGGTTTTGTTTTTACGTATTTGGTTGTTAAAAGTTCTACTAATTTACTGAATTTCTTCTTCTTCAAGTTCCTTTTTGAATCTTTTTGTTTGTCTATCATTTAGGTAAATTAAAAATGAAATAATGATTGTCCAATAAATTGAAAATGCTAATAGGTTCATCTGATTAGATTTAGGTTTTGTTGATATTTGTATTCAATATACTCCTGTAGTTTGTCATATATAACTACTTTTTCTGCGTGAGTTGCTGAAGAAGAATTGATTGCTTCAAGCAATAATTCAAAGGCTGTTTTTTCGGTCATTGTTTTTAGATTTAAAGATTACGAAATTGAAATATAATGTAAGCGAAGATAAGGTTAGCAAGAATAATGATTGCTAAAGTGGTTGATTTTTTCATTTGTTTTTAGATTTTTTTAGTTAATTATTTTTAGACCTGTATTTTAAATAGTTTCTTCTATTCCTAAAATTGAATTAAATGTAATTGAATTTCCATTTTCATCTTCTATGCAACCATCTTGCATTCTATCTTTTTTGCCTAATCTTAAAAAAGCATCTTCAAAAGATTTTGCGTTTTTTCTGATTAAGCCAATGCCAAATTCAGTAGGGATAAATATTAAAAATTCTTTGAGTTGACTTTTCATTTGTTTTTGTTTTTAGATTTAAGCAGTTTATAGGATGCTGCACCCCTTTTTTATTAAATATCTGAAGGGAAATAATTATGCTTATTATATCCATTACCTGATTCATTTTCAAAAGAATCATAAACTAAACCCTTTTTAACTAAAGAAGACATTACGCCTTTTTCAGATTGAGTTAATTCTCTTGTAAAACAAGTGTTACAATCTTCATCGTACATTTCAATAATTTCATTTAATAAAGCAGTTTCAAGATTTGTTAGTTGTGTGTTCATTGTTTTTAGTTTTAGTTGTTATCGTTTGTTTGATAAATCAAAGATATATATTTTAGGATTACAAAACAAAATTATTTTGAACTTTTTTTTAAAATAATTTTTCCGATAGGCTAAAACTCAATAGAATCAATAGTTATTAAATAAATAAATATATATGGCCAAATAAAAAAGGGATGTAGAAACATCCCTCGCATCTAAAAAACAAATCCTAAAAACCAAATCCTATAAAACAAGAAACCTATAAAAACCTAATTTTCTTCTTCATCCTCAAACAATTCATCGTGCATCTCATTTATACACGATTCTATTATCCTTATTGACTTCTTAATTATCTTCTTAATCTTCCTCGCTTCATCCTTCGTGAGCAAAAGTAAATCAATTCCCTCTACCGCAGAAATTGAATAGTAAGCACAGGAAACGTAGTCCATTCGTGTGGTATATTCAAAATCAAATGTTTCCTCTATTTCCTTGATTTCTTCCTGTGTAGGTTCTTGCTCTACTTTTATTTCTTCACTCATAGGATTAAAGTATTTTGCCGTTAAAGATTCTCTTATTGAAGAACTGATAGTCAACCCCATTGTTATCTAAATAGACAACCGCACAACCCCAATTCCATTTGTTTAAAGGCATATATTCAGGATGCAATTCGCAAAGGCAACCAATGCTCCAGGTAGTTGTTATCTTTCCGTTCATATCAGTTTCCGAATGTTCACTTGTAGAATGGTTATGTCCTTGAAAGGCTGAAGTCTTTCCTCTTAAATACAAACCCCTTGCTACGTTTACAGGTGCAGAAATTCCCCCTATATATTCGTGTCCGTGTATGCCGTTTAGTTCATTAAGTTTCATATACCTATTGGATTCAATTATTTCAATCCCTTCTGCTCTTGCCTTAATGATATTTGAAAACTGAAATTCTTCAATCCCTACAAGTTCCCCTGCCTTTTGATAAAGGAAATGCTCATAACGATTTTCGTGGTTGCCTATCTTGAAAAATATTTTACATTTAAGTTCTTTCTTAATGACATCTATAAAAGCCTTTAAGGTGTCTAATTCAAATTTGAAATCCCTTTTCTTTGGGTCTTTCATAAACCTGCTTAAAGTGTGACAATCTATAGTATCACCATTCAAAAGCAAAGCATCTACTTTCTCTTTCTTTAAGAAATCAATAGCACAAGTTAAAGCGTCTATATTGTGATAAGGTAAATGTATGTCTGAAAGAATACCTACTTTTTTAAAGCCTTTAATTAAATAAGGCTCGTAGATTGTTTCTGAAGATTCAGGTAGCTTGTAAGGATTATATGAACGCATAGTTTCGTTTTTAAATTCTTCTTTGTATGCTCCTTGTTTAGGATTTTGTAGGTTGTATAGTCGCTTTCTTATATCTTCTGAATCTTTAAACATTAAAGGATTCTCATTGTAAATTATTCTTGATAACTTACGCATAGGCATATCTTTATTATTCCTCAAGTAATCCTTTAATAAATCATATTTCATTTGCCTTGACCTTTATATTTAGAAGTTGGTTTGTCTTTTGGTCCATTTGACTTTTTAGCCTTACCACCTTTTCTCTTTCCGAATGCTACCTTATTTGATGAATTTTTCATAGTTCTTTAAATCTTAAAATATAAATCGGCTTCAGCCTTTCTTCTATTAGTTAATCCTTTAGTATATGGACTTCCTTTTGCTACCCATCTCATAAATTGATTTCTTATTAATTCATCTCCAGGATTAGCAAGAACCATTTTCTTTAAAGTGCTTCCATTAAAAGCACCTATTCCAACATTATAAGCAAAGCAAACTAAAGCGTCAAACTGATTTTGATTCACGTTTACTTTTATCTGCGAAGCGAACTTATTAACGTCATACGTTAGTAATGATTCTGCACGATATAAACTTATTTCTTCGCCTTCCTTTACTGCCTTTCCATCAGGGTAACGAGTTGTTCCATAGCCTATAGTCCACATCGCTGCAGGACATTTGTAAGCCTTTAGTTTACAACCTTCAAACCTTTTAATTAGGTTTATGCAATTTTGACTTGGTTTCAATGACATAGATGTAAGAAATTAAAACGATTATTATAATCAGTAACCAAATGCAAACCTTATTCATTACCTCGTTTCTTGTCCTGTAATCTTCTTTATCTTTTAAAGCAATATCTCTTTGCTTCGTTAAAGAAAATACTTTTGCACTATCAATGATATTCTTAACAATATAAGGTGGATTGTTCTGCAAATCACCTTTAAGAACCTGAATAAACCTGTTCGCATTTTGCAATTTGAGAACTAAATTATTATACTTTTTCAAAAGTGTTAAATCACTTTTTAAAATAGTGTCATTTACTAAAAACGTATCCGTATTTATACTTAAAAATGTATCAATTCGTGAGATAAATTGAGTTATTTTTAGAGAATCTTTAATTATTGTAGGTTGGAATAATTCACCGCATTTTTGCGATATTAAAACAGGATATTCATTGCTTACTTTATTTAATTGTTTAGATGCCTTTTTCTCTGAATAACAAGACGTAAAAAAAATTGATAGAAACAATAAATATTTCAGCATAAATTCTTATTTTTGAAGGGATAACATTTTGGTATCTCTTGTGGGAAGGAGTTGGTTTTTACCAACTCTTTTTTTTATTTGGAATCGTGGTCTTTAGCCAAATATCCAAAAGCAGCAAGTGAAGCAGCAAACAATATTTTTGTAATTGTGTTGCCATCAAAATGATAACCTGTTCCTTCTACGATAGGTTGAACCGCTACCAATGTCGCTAAAATTAATCCGAAGATTGTTGTTTTTGTACTTTTCATTTTTTTATGTATTTGTTGAAAAATTTAATTACTCCAGGCATATTGCTAACTATAGTAGTAACACTTGCAGTTATAGCAAAGAATCCAAGAACTTCTGATGAAGTTAAAAATGTGGCTATAGATAAAAGCCAAACCCCTAATAGTTCAAATTGTTTCATTTTAGATAAGTGTTAATCCGAGCTTGTTTGCTGCCCATTGAATGCAATAATTGTTATCTGCTCCCCAAGCATTATATTCTGCTTCAGTCATACTTATAGAACCTGAAGTAAGAACTTTATGTGGTGAGTTATAAGAACCTTCGCTTACTAATTCAAAGTAAAAATCTGCAGTAGTTGCAGTCATATCCAAGACCTGACATTTAAGAACCATAGCAACTGCTATGCCCTGTGTAGGTATTGTTATAGGTTGAATATTTATCATAGTTTTAAATTTACCAAGTTGATATTAATGCACGTTTCCAAGTGTTTGTGCCTGTGCATACGTAAATATAATTAGCATCTATACGAACTTCTCCTGTAGTTCCTGTTGCAGTTGCTGAAGCAGGAGTTAAACTCAATGCTGAATAAAATAATGAATTAACTCTTGCTGAACCATTTACATCAAAAGTAAATGTTGAACTTGCTCTACCTACCAACAACTTTGCAGAAGAAGTTACACCTACTGATGTAGGATTAATAACTACGCTACCATCTGCGAAAGCCTGAAGAACATTTGCAGTATAGTTTTGAACTGCACCTGTACTTAATCTTTCAGTATAGTTAATTCTCATAGCATTACTTGCAACTGAACTTGAATAAACATATTGTAACTCAAAGCCAGGATAGCGACCATTCGCTTGTAAGTTAGTTTGAGCAAATGCAATCCCTGCACCATCCGTTGCAGTTGAAGAAGAAGTATAAACACCTACTTTAGCATCACCATTAAATGAGAAAGAACCGCTTTCAAAGTTACCTCTACCCATTGCTCCTGCAGTTCCTCTTACTACATCAAAAGCATTTGCAGGTGTTGCAGTCCCTAACCCCAACCTATTTGTAGTATTGTTCCAAAAAAAGTTTGAATTCTTTTGTGCTATTGTAGTTCCATCTGAAAATAAAACCGAACCACTCGTTAAAGATGGTAAAGTAAATTTAGCAGCTATTGCAGTATAAGTATTTGTACGTGCTGAATCACTACGAAATTTCGTTTGATATCC